AAAAAAAAAAAAAGAAAAAAATATTAAAATTATTAATTTTAGTAATAATTTTAATATTTTAACTAAAATAAATTTATTATCAAAAGATGTAATAAAAAATATTTTAGATTTTTTATATTTAAAAGATTCTGATTTTAATGAAATAGAAGATTTATTACATGATTCAGTAGACTCATATACTAATTCTTTAGGATACGGATACTCTATTTTTAATATAAAATAAATATAATTATTTATAATTTTATAAATAATTTATCTTAATTATATTAATAATGGAAAAAAAATGTGCACCTGATAAAAAATATATTGATAATTCTTGTTTTACTTATGAATCATTAATCAAAATTGCTAATAATTATAATAAAAAAAATAATAATAAAATTAATATTAATTTAAATAAAATTGAATTAGTTAATGAACTAGAAGATAGATTATCTGATAAATGTTCTGATCAAATTTGTTGGTTAAGATTAGATTTAATTAAAGAATTAAATAATGAAGAAATAGATAATTATACATTTAGACCCGAAGGACCATCCGAACAATTTGAATGGTTAAATACAAAACATATTAATGATGTAATTGATCAATATCATAATATGTATTCTGATTTTTTATATCTAGGAGCTGTTCCAAGTGATTTTGAAGAATTACCAGTATTAGGTTTAAATGATATAAATTTTAAAGAATTAGAAAGTAATAATAAAAATAGAATTGGTATAGTTATAAATTTAGATGAACATTATAAAGGTGGTTCTCATTGGGTTGCTTTATTTTTTGATTTAAAAAATTATCAAATATATTATTATGATTCAGTAGGAAAATCACCAAAAAAAAGAATTAGAAGATTTATTAATAAAATTTTACAATATCTATATTTTAAAAAATTTAATATCAAATTAAATATTAATCACTTATTAAAAATATTAAAAAAATATAAAAATAATGATGATGATAATGAAAATAAAAATAATATTCATATTCAAAATTTATTATCTAATGAAATTGATATCAGATATAATAATGTACAACATCAATTTAAAAATTCAGAATGTGGTGTTTATTCTATATATTTTATAATTAGAATTTTAAATGGTGAATCTATTGATAGTATTATTAATAATCCTATTAATGATGATAATATTAATAAATTTAGAGAAGAATTCTTTTATAATGTTGATTTTAATAAAATATTATGAAAAAATCTAATATATATTAATTATAATTAAACTAGAATATATTTTTATAATTTACTAAAATAATTTAATTATAAAGATTTTTCAGATATTTGAGAATAAATGGTACTAGTATCAAAATTTTCATTTATAATAGGATAAAATATATCATTAGAATTATATTGATCTTTTTTTAATAAACCGTATAATATCAATGCCATTTTAGCTGCATTTTGTTCACCATCTTTTTTTGATAAACCTATACCATATCCAATAAACTTATTTTCTTTATCTTTTACTCCCATAGTATATTTATTTATATTATCTTTATTAGGTCCTTCATGATTAATTAATCCATAAATTGGATTATCCCATTTATTCTTATGATGATATCTTAATAATATATCTTTATAATTTTTTTTTTTTAATTTTGTTTCTAATTCAATTGTTTCATTATCATTTTCAATAATAATATTATTATCATTTTCAATAATATTATTATTTTCTATATGTTCTATATTTTCATTAGTATTATCATCATATATATTTTCATTATCAAAATCATTATTTAAATTAGGATAAAAGATATCATTAGAAGTATATTGATCTTTTTCTAGAATACCATATTTAATTAATGCCATTTTAGCGGCACTTTGTTCACCTTCCTTTTTAGATAAGCCGATACCATAACCGATATATATATCTTCATTAGATGATAATGAAGATATATTATTTTTTTCAACACCCATTATATATTTACGTTTATGTGCTGGACCATTAAATTTAATTAATTTATAAAGAGGATCACTCCATTTACGTTGATGATGTAATCTTAATAAAATATCTTTATAATTATTATCACAATATAATTTATCAGAATAATCTATTAAAGTTTCTAATAGGTTAGTAATTAGATACATACATGGTTCAAATCCATTAGAAAAAAATAATGCACTCATAAATGATTCAAATACATCTTCATGAATTCTTTCTAAATTTTTTCTATTAGTTTGTTCAATTTGTTTACTAATAATAAAGAATTTTTCTAATCCTAATTCTTTAGACATATATGCCAAATTTTTCTTATCTTCTAATTTAGTTTGTAATTTAGTCATAAAACCTTCATCTTGATTAGGATATCTATGATATAAATATAAAGATACTATTAATTTTAATACTCTATCTCCAACATATTCTAATCTATCATAACTTTCATTTTGTAATTCTAGTAATTTATTATTGTCATTAGCTAAAAGTTCTTTTTTAGATTTTTCTAAAATATCTGTTGGATATATATCTTTATTACAATATGATTTATGAGTAAATGCTAATCTAAAATATTCAATATGATTTATTTTATCAATATTAACATTATATTTATTTAAAATTTGAATAATATCTTCTTCTTGTATTAAAATATTATTCAAATTATAAGGTATATAAACAATATCATCCTTATTTTCAGTAGGACAAAAATAAAAAATTTTTTGACCATTTGTAATTAAATATTCTAAAGACGAATTATCATTATTGTTTGAATTTGATTCATTATTCATTATAATATTATAAATTATTATTTCTATAAATAATTATTCAATTTTTTTATATAATTCTTAAAAATATATAACATATTTAAATTATACATTTATTTAGATTTTATAAAGAAGATTTATTATCACGTTCTAATAAATAAACTTAATTTTTAAGATATTTTTTTTATATTTTAAATATTTAACATATATATTTAATAATTATATTTAATAAAATATATTATAATAATTAATATATTTATTAAAAGTATATATGAAAATATAATTTTCATTATCATTTTTAAATCATTCATATATTATAATTATAAAATATTTATTTTTTTATCTAAAAATTTTTATTCATATAATTATATTAATATTTCATCAATAATACCTTTATTTTTATTATTATTGTAAAAATATTAGGTGTAATTTATTTATTAATAATAAATAAAATATAATTTTTTTATTTATTATTTACAAAATTAACTATAGTTTACAGTATACTACTTAATTATTTTTTTTTAACTAAACTTTTATACATATTTTTATATTCTTCAATATTTTTATTTAAATGAGATTCACATAAGTCCATTAATTTTTCACCAACAATACCTTCATTTTTTTCTTTCATTTTCTTATTAATCATTCCTGCTATCTTTCCTGCTATAGGTCCATTTGATATATTTAATTTATCAGCTACTATTTTTTTAAATGAAAAAAAAAAATTTTCTTTTTGATCTTTACCACCATCTTGTCTATTTAAAAACATATCAGATACATTTTCAGTAGTTGTATTAGTATTAAAAAATTCTGACATTGTTTTATTATTTAATTTAACATTAACATCAACCCCTTTCTTTTTTAAATCAATAAAAAAACTTTTTATATTATTTACATTAACATTATTAGAATTACCTCCTGATAATGTATTATTTGATAAAATGTTTTGTAATTTATTTTCTAACATAGCTGTATCATTATGATTTGATTCTGATGTTGTTAACATATCAATTAATTTACTAATATCCTCATTATAATTAACTTGTTTTTTTTCATTACCACCGGATTGTTTCATATTAGGAGGCATAAAAGAAGATGTTACTGAAAATTCATTATTACCACCAGATTGTTTCATATTAGGTGGCATATAAGAAGATGTTACTGAAAATTCATTATTACCACCAGATTGTTTCATATTAGGAGGCATAAAAGAAGATGTTTCAGAAAAATTATTACCCCCTGATTGTTTCATATTAGGAGGCATAAAAGAAGATGTTTCAGAAAAATTATTACCCCCTGATTGTTTCATATTAGGAGGCATAAAAGAAGATGTTTCCGAAAAGTTATTACCACCGGATTGTTTCATATTAGGAGGCATAAAAGAAGATGTTTCAGAAAAATTATTACCACCAGATTGTTTCATATTAGGAGGCATAAAAGAAGATGTTTCTGAAAATTCATTATTACCACCAGATTGTTTCATATTAGGAGGCATAAAAGAAGATGTTTCAGAAAAGTTATTACCACCAGATTGTTTTGTATTTTTTTTATTTAGATCAACGATATGAACCCATTCAGGTAATGATATTTCTGTATCATGTAAACTATCTATAATATTAGCCATATATATATATTAATTTAGAAATAAAAAAATTTAAATAGATTTATAATTTTTTTAGAAATAAAATTTATAAGTATATTTAATGTATTTAAATAATATAGATGATTTAATAAATAAATTAATTGATGATTTTTATCAATATACATTAAATAATAATATATTTGAAAAAATAAGAAAAGATAATAATTTTGTAAAATATCAAATAGATATTTTTGAATATATAAATGAATTTATAAAAACTATAAATAAAAAAGATATAATTAATATAATTAAAAATGAAAATTATTATAATAATATAATAGATATAATTAATAAATATAGTTTATTTTATATTCATTTAGGTATAGGATATTATTATGAAGGAAATTTAGATTTATATATAATTAATTTAATAGAATTAAGTAAATATCAAAAAGATAATAATACCAATAAATTTTATACAAGTGAAAATATTT